CAATTGTTTCGTTGGTGTCCCGGAATATGGTGCGATTGGTCATTACTGGTGATGAAAAGCTGTCTAAAACAGGCGGTTTTTATGTCAGCAGCCATATCATGGTGTTCAATACTCATGCTATTGCTAATCTTGGCGATGAGATGATTTTCAAGGACGTTGGAGATGTGACTGATCAGGTCTCTCAAACTCGATCTTGGCGCGTACATCGATCTCAAATCATTTTTCAACCGAAGAGTGATCTGGCATTTTTGGAAGTTAAGAATACCCCTCCAAAGAAAGATCTATCGTATCTTTTTATTGATAAAATTCTCCAGAGACAATCTGGTGTGTTTATGACGAAACGTTTGGGTGCCTTGCAAGTTCATGCTTGTACAGACATTCGTGGTTCTCATAACACAAAATTCGATCAATTGGATGGGTTATTGACCTCTGCGTATCGTGGCAAGATTCCTGTCAATCCTGAGCAAGGAGATTGTGGTAGCATTCTACTTATTAACTCACCTATGGGACCTGTTATCGCCGGTATTCATACTGCTGGTGGTGATGGGACTGTAGATATCTCAGCTATATCTTCGGATGTTGTTGAGGCTATGAAGGTCAGAGTTGTGAGTCATGTATCACAAGGTTACATTCGTCTTGTTAGCCCAGGCGGGGAGGAGATGGATTTATCTCAACTCCATCACAAATCGGTCTTCCATTTCTTGGAAGATGGGGTTGGTGAAGTGTATGGAGCCCTTCCAGGCGGAGTTGCTACTTCCAAATCATCTGTCGCAGATACTCCAATGTGCAAATTTTTCCAAGATCGTGGGATTGTGAAGCGTTGTGCCCCCCCAGTAATGAGAGGGTATAAACCTTGGTATATTGCCGCTTCTGACATGGTCAATCCTGTCGATAACTTCTCTGAAGTTTTGGTTGAAAAAGCTCGTTCGAGTTTCTTGTCTGATATCCTGAAGGATTTGCCGGAAGGATGGAAGGATGATTTGCACCCTTATGATGATGCCACTACGCTAAACGGAGCACCTGGCGTTGCGTATGTGAATTCAATCAATCGATCATCAAGTGCTGGATTTCCACACAATCGCTCCAAAAAATTCTTTTTAGAACCTATGGAAGATAAAAGTGTGCACCAGGATGGTGTTAGATTGACTAAGGAAATGCAGATGGAAGTGGACGATTTAATGGACATTTATTCTAGAGGAGAACGAGCGCACACTATTGCTATCGCCAGTCTCAAGGATGAACCTGTTTCGTTGAAGAAATCCATCTCAGGAAAAACCAGAGTTTTCGCGGTGTGTCCACTAGCGCTTACTGTCGTGGCGCGCAAGTTTTACTTGTGTACCATTCGATTGATGCAAAATAACCAGCAGGTTTTCGAATCAGCTGTGGGTATTGTTGCACAGTCCAATCAGTGGCGTAAAATGATGGAGTATCTCGTACAACATGGAG